GAGCATCCGATAACGTGCGGCCCCCTTAAGGGGGCCAGGAACCGGAACGTGGACCTCGATCCCTTGACCCGAGTGACTACTCCCAGAAAATGTGCGAAACATCCTTTACACTACCGGAGGAAAGTGAAATGCGCAGGTGGGAGCCCACTTCGTCCGAGTGGATCTATCAAGGAATCAGAGATGAGTCCAGGATGCCGATGCGGATGTCGGGTCGGTCAGAGAACGGCTTGGCAAGCTCTCGGACATCATTCGTTCTTTCCCGCCCATCATGGAATACGGTCCACGGCGAAGCAGGCTCCCGGCCCTTTCCCTGATTCCAGACGGAGATGACCGTCCGCCCACCGTGTGAGTAATACCGTCGCTTTTCTCGCATCTCGGGGCGGCGCATGTAATCATGGATAGGATTAAGGATCAGCCGTACCTTCATGTTCCCGAGTATGTGCGCGAAACGGTACGGGTCGTTGAACTTGTCCGAGCCACGAACCAGGGAGGCAATATTCGACTCGCCGCAGAGTAGCAGTAGAGCGTCTTGCACTTGGCGCTGAGGTAAGTCATTAAGGAATGCCGCCTTGTCGCACCGAGATGCGGAAGATGTGGCGAACCGTTGTTTCGTCACCAGCGGGACTTTACTGTCTCTCTGCCACACCTCCACATGGTCGGAGCTGCAGGGATAGGGTGGGTGAGGGTGGCCGACTTCAATTATAATCCGCTGGACATTCTTCAGCCCTCTGAACATCACCTCATGATTACGAGAAACGGGCGAGTCTTCGTCCCAAGTGTACAGCGCGTAGAGGATCGTGTCACAACTCTGTTCGCCGCAGCGCTGGTTGATTCGTGAGAAGTGCTCGGAGTAATCGTAACGACCACTGCTGTCGGCCACGTTGTAGTTGTGAGTCACCAACGCAATCTTTTTGATCTGATTCTCAGACGCTGACACCGCGTTCTGAATACGGGGAAGCCCACGCGGTGAGTCAGCCGGCGCACGGGTCCCCAAAAGAAGCGTATCCAGCGCTTCGGTAGCGCAGGGCGCAGTCCAGTCTTGTTTCCCGTAATGTAGTCGGACCAAGCGGACGCCGTTCCGTGCCGCGAAAATGTCCCGACAACTGTCATAGAATGCCCGCTGCTCGTCCCGGTACGGCGGTTGTGAGTCGGTTGCCTGGATTGTCCGGCAGGCGTTGATCCACTCCTCTCGGTCGAAGCTCAAGGGAACGTTGGGCGGGTAGAGTTCAAGGGCCTTGGCCCGCTGCAGGGTGAAGTGTTGCCGCTCGTCATACTCGACGATCAGCCGCTCGCCAGGCAGGAAGAAGTCGCACTTCAACCGCTGACCTGGAGTGATGAAGCCCGAGAGATTACGCATCGTTTGCAGGGCGTGAAAGATGGTGCCCATGGTCTCGTCCATCTGGTCGGGCCGAGGTGCTATCAGCCATGGGAACTGAGCCTCCACCTCGATAGTACCATAGCGGCAGCGCAGAAGCTCGGCCAAGGCTCGTTTCTGGGGCTCTCGATGCTCCCGCCGTAAGCCCAGAGGTTCTCCAGTGGGAGCCGAAAGCGATGGGGTGGGTTCGGCTGTCGGTTCTGCAGGACCGGGAGACTGGTCGTGCTGAGTCGGAAGGCCAAGGGCATGGAAAAACCTGACAGTCTCCAGGCCGCCGGAGTAATCACGGCTCGGATCAAGTTCGACACCTGTAGCTAACCGGTAGGCCAGACCGCGGATGAACTTAGCCGGATAGCTCTTGCTGTTCATCAAAAGGAATGTACTTCTTGCGGGCCGTCTTGGCACAGAGACTCCCGAGTCGTACAACTGGCAAGCCTGCTGAACATGTTTCAGCGCAACTCGGCTCCAGTCAATCGCCATAGGTCAACTTTCTGAACCGGCATTTCCCATATTACTTTCGTCCCGCAATGGTTCCGGTCACCTAATCTACAAACATACCACCGTTCCCTCGCGGAATTCAAGTGCAAAACACTCCCTGGCACGACAGTCGACAGGGGATAGAGACAGAATCAGCATTCAGGGTGCTCCGACAGCCGATTCGTCCCCGAACTGGCACGGCACCCATATCGCTGCCCTTTCTGCGGCTGCGCCACCAAGTTTCTAGCGTCTCTGGCCCGGAGCCCGGTATGGCCCCAGGCTTTTTTCATGCGCCGAAAGAAAGTGCTTGCCATGACGGCGTTCCCGTGATTGCTTCTCATTGCTGGTATACAGAAGTAACTCCTTTGAAAGGGCTCGGAAATGGATTTCAGCAAGGTTCTGGCATTCCTTGACGGCAAGAAGACCTACATCGTGGCGGGGGCCATGCTGGCTCTCGGCTGTGCGGAGGGCATGGGGTGGTTTACGGTGCCGGAATGGGTCTGGCCGATCGCGGCGGGCATGGGCCTGACCACGCTGCGGGCCGGGGTGACCGTGGTGGCGCAGTCGATCAAGGACAACGTGCCGACGACCACAACGAAGTAGGCCCACCATGAAAGCCATCGGGTCGGTCATAGCGACGGCGTTCGTGCTGGCCCTGGCGGTGTGGAGGTGGTATGCCTCACGCAACGAGAAACAACAGCGAGAACAGAAGGAGCGGGATGCGGCGATTCATCAGGCTGCTTATTCTGACGACGATAGCGATGTCAGCGACATCCTGCGCCCGTAGGTATCTGGACGTGGGGCCGGTGTTCGTGACCAGCGACCCGAACGACATCGACATGCACTATGTCGTGGCCGGCTCGCTTATCATCGACCCGAACGACCCTGGCAATTCCCTGCGCGTGGGCAAGGACGGCCGATTCCTCAGCAACAAGTTCTTCGAGTACCTGCTGAAGAGGGCGGCGAAGTGATTGCGTGGTCGATCCACAAGCGTTTTGTGCATCCACATCCAGTGAAGAAGCCGGTGCTTCTCGGGTACGGCAGACTGCTCGGTGGCGAGCCGTTGTTCCTGCCGGCCGAGGATGCGGGAGATTGGGACGACCCCGACTCTTGGATGGACGTGGACGCCTGGCGTCGATGGGTGGGTGGGGCGCTGACGGACCACGTGACGGAACTGGTGACAGAAGCGGAATTTCGCGGCGGGTCTTCGTCGGACGCCCGGACGGTCGGTGCCGTTGCTCCACGGCTGACTGCCGCATCAAGGAAGGCTGCACAGGCAGATGAAGTCCAAGAGCCGTCCGGGCAACTTTGAACTGGGGGAAATGAGTATGGCGAGTATGCCAGTGGACACAACGCATCCCGCGTATGACCAGATGCTTCCGGCGTGGGAACTGGTCGATGACCTGATGGGCGGCACGCAGGCGATGAAGGCGGCCGGCACGAAATGGCTCCCACAGGAGGATGGAGAGGGGTCCGATGCCTACGAAAGCCGGCTGGCCCGATCCGTCCTCTACAACGGATACGCCAAGGCGGTCCGGGAATTGTCCCGGCGTCCGTTCGCCAGGGCGGTGACGATTCGCGGTGAGCTTCCCGAGCCACTGAATGCGATGGCGGAGGGCGTGGACGAGGAAGGCCGCAACCTGACGCGTTTCTCGAAAGACGTGCTGACGGTGGCGGTCAACCGGGGCCTCTGTCACATCCTGGTGGACTATCCGCCGAACGAGGCGGCGAACCTTGGCGAAGAGCGACAGATGGGGCTGCGTCCGAGGTTTGTCCTGATCGACCCCAAAGACTTGATTGGCTGGGTCTGTGAGAAGGGACCGAACGGGGAACAGCGGCTGACCGAGATTCGGATTCGCGAGTCGGCGTATGTGCGCAAAGACGACTATGGTGTTGAGGTCCGCCAGCGGGTGAGGGTGATTCGACCGGACGCCTACGAGCTGCATGAAAGAGGCGAGAAGGACGACTGGCAGGTGATCGAATCGGGACCGATGTCTCTGGGGAAGATTGCCCTGGTGACGCTGTATGTCAACCGCACCGGCTTTATGACGGCAGCGCCGGCGATGAGGGACCTGGCGGACCTCAATCTGGCGCACTACCAGAGCCAGAGTGACCACCGCAACAACCTGCGATTCGCCCGCTCGGGCGTGGTCTTCGTCAAGGGCCTCACGGCGAAAGAGATGGAAGGGAGGATCGTCTGGGGGGTCAATCATGCCGTCAAGACGACCAACGCCAACGCAGACATGAAGCTGGTCGAGCACAGCGGTAGTGCGGTGACGGCAGGGGAGAACGAGCTGCGCCACCTCGAAGAGCAGATGGAGGCGGTGAGCATGGGGCCTCTGACCGTACGATCGTGGGGCAACGAGACGGCGATGGGCAAGGCGATCGACGAAGGCAAGGGCCAGTGTGACCTGCAATCGTGGGTGCGGGAGGAAGAGGGGGTGCTGGTGGAGGCGTATGCCTTGGCGGCGGAATGGAGCAGGGTGGCGCTGCCGGAGGGGTTCGGGGTGGACATTTATGACGACTTCGGTCTGCTGCCGCGATCGGCGCAGGATCTGGACAATCTCCAGAAGCTCAGGGACCGGGGTGATCTGTCCAGGCGAACGATCCTGGAGGCGTCCAAGTTGCGGGGTCTATTGCCGGAGAATCACGATATCGATGAGGAGTTGGCTCGCATCGAGGAAGAGGGGCCGGACCTGGGCATGATCGGGCGGGAGGATGAAGATCGGCCGCCGGATGGCCAGGACGAAAGAGCAGACCGCGACAAGGCTGCGTAGGAGGCGGAGCGTTGGACTACGAAGACGGCGGGTTGCTCGAAGCGTTGGGGATGAAGTTCGGGTGGTGTTGGTGCCGGTTCTACGGCACGTGGTTGTATCGGCCGCTCTACTGGCCGGCGGGGGTGATAATGGTGGTTTCGCTGCCGGTGGTGGTGTTGAGGCGGCGGGGGTACTGGTCGGGCGTGCGGTCGTGGTCGCGCGGGCGGCATTGGGACCGAAGGTCCAGGTACGGAGAGAAGTAATGGGCGAAGCACGGAACACGGAAGACCAGGCGGAGGCGGCAAAGGCGATGGTGCGGGAGCACAACCGCACCATGGTCCGACTGGCGGCGACGGCGGCACGGAACGGACATGGTGGTCTGTGGCATGATCTGATGGGGGCGGTCCTGGTCGACCGGTTGGGCCTGGATTTGATGTGTGCAGGGAGCCGGCCGGATGCCGATTGACGTGGGGCAACTAAAGACGGTCAACGAGCTGATTCGCGACCGGATCATACGACACGCGGTCCTCTTGGAGCAGTACAAGACCGGCGAGGTGCGAAAGATCATCTCGTTCTTCAATCGCGATCTCGAGCCCGACTTGCTGGAGAAGCTCACCAAGTACGCCGGCAAGACGCTGACGGAGAACCGGCTGCGGATCCTGCGGGAGAGCACGAAAGAAGTGCTGGCGGCGGCGTACTCGCGTATGAGGAAGGACCTGGAGCCGGACCTGATCGACTTGGGCAGGAGCCAGGGCAAGTGGGATGCGGCGGTGATCGAGAAGGCTTTGCCGGTGAAGATGGCCCTGAACACGCTGTCGGTGCCAACGATCAGGGAGATGGTCGTCAACCGGCCGATTGACGGCCGACTGGTCCGGGAGTGGTTCGAAGAGCTTGGGCAGGCCCAGGCGATCAAGGTCAACCGGCAGATCATGATCGGCGTCGCGGAGGGCGAGGGGATCGACGACATCGTGCGCCGGATTCGGGGAACGGCCAAGAATCGCTATCGCGACGGTCTGCTGGCCAGATCGAGACGGGAGATTGAATCGGTGGTGCGGACGAGCGTTTCCGGCGTGGTGAACAATGTGCGGCAGGGCACCTACCTGGCCAACGCCGACGTGGTTGCGGCGGTGCAATGGGTAGCGACGTTGGACAGTCACACGTGCGAGGTGTGTGCGGCCTACGATGGACAGGTGTACGACCTGATGGACGGGCCGAGACCTCCACAGCACATCGGTTGTCGCTGTACGACGGTGCCGGTGTGCAAATCGTGGAAGGAGATGGGGTTTGACTTTGCCGAGATGCCGGCCAGCGAGCGGGCAGCGATGAATGGCCGCGTCTCCGACAAGATTACCTACGGGCAATGGCTCAGGGACCAGAGCAGGGCGACTCAGGAGCTTGCTCTCGGCAAACGAAAGGCCCAGCTATTCCGATCCGGGCAGTTGGACATCAGGGACTTCATCGACGATCGAGGTCGGATACTGACGCTGAAGGAACTGGAGTCGCTGATTTGACCGGTGTCCGCTGATCGGCTCCAGGATAGCGCTGTTGACGTGAGAGCTGGTGACATTCGGACCGGTCTCGCCCGATTCGGCGAGGGCCGGGCTACGCCAATGATATATGGTTGGGCTACGGCTGACCTACGCGAGTCTTTCTGTCGCAATCATTAAGCCTCTTGGCACAAGAATCTACAGGACACCCCGCTCGGACCTAAAATCCGTGTGTCGCTGGTTCAAGGTAGGTCAGAGGTGTCGCAGTTCTGATCCGCCAGGCGCTGCGGTTTTGCCTCGCCCTTGGTCTATCGCACATGTGTTGTACGATAGAGTAGAGGGGGCATGCCGAATCGTCTGCGAAAATGAACGGCGAACCGTGAGCTGTCAGAGTACCCAACACTTCCTGCCACGCGTTTTATCGGCATCTTGGTGTTCCGCAGAGTCTCCGCTGCCTTTTGGAGTCGAATATCTCGAAGATAGTCAATAAACGTGGTTCCCTTGTGTACTTTAAAGAGACGCGTCAGGTGTCCCGGGCTGATCTGTGCGACTTTGCGAGCCAGCATACCGAGTTGGATGGGCCCGTCATAATGGAAGGCGATGTAGGCACAAGCCCGATCCAGAGGACCTCCTGACACCATAACTGTTCCGCTGTGCTCGGCCAGTCGATACCAGATCGCATCGAGATGGGCCTTGGCGCAATCCTCGGCGGCGTTGGGGTCTCCGGCCAAGATAGCCTCCGCAATCTCGCGGTGTCCTTCAAACAGCACATTGAGGTCTGGCCAATACTCTCGTATCGTGTCCTTGTGGAATGCAATCTGGTATTTGCGGAGATGTTTATACACGTGTAGTAGGCCATCGATACCGGCCAGTTCGACAAGGGCAAGATGGAACGCCAGATCGGTTGTCAGAAAACGTTCGTAATCGCCGGCCTGTGCGGCCGTCTGCATCGCGTCAAAGACAGTGAGGAACGATTCGGCCGTAACTCCCTGAGCCACTCGTAGGGCAGCATATCTGGCTGCGAGTCCGTCCATCGCAGCTCTCATGTCCATTACGCCTTTAGCTCGAGCAAGGTCGATTCTGTGCATTCCGAGAACCTCCATGATATATGCTAAATCGCGCGCGCATACAGGCCAAACAGAACAATGGACATATCGGCCTTGTGTCCAACAGAACAGGCTCTATAATAGCATACTATAGACGAGCGATCAGTCAATAGCCCACATGACATATATGTATTCAAACATAAGGACAAGGTAACTGCCGGTCTCAGCGGCGCATTTCTGACAGCACGCAAATGCCGCTGATTCAGAGGTAGATGTATCCACCACAAGGCAGACTTATTACTGGAGAGAAGTTATGAATAGAAACGTACTCCGTAGAAAGGATGGATTCACCTTGATCGAGTTGCTGGTTGTCATCTCCATCATCGCGTTGCTGCTTGCCATTTTGATGCCTTCGCTATACAAGGCAAGGGAGCAGGCCAAACGCATCTCGTGCATGAACAACGTCAAACAGATCGCTTTGGGTATCTACCTGTACTGTCTTGATTATGAAGGTCGGTTTCCTAATCACGACGAGATTGGGAGCAGCAACGTGCTGTTTGCCGGTACTCGAGGCAATTATCCGACTCACCCGGCGCATGAGATTGGGGCCGATAGGCGCATCGTCAATCCCTATATGGGGATCAAGGACGCAAAGCCAGACACTGACGTCGATGTCTGTCGCTGTCCATCTGACAATGGCACGCCAGATGTATCTGAGAATCCTCAGGAGACAACGTACTGGCTGTTTGGATCTTCGTACGTCTACAACTACTACGCTCCCACCAGCCCCAATCCTCTGACTTTGAGCAAGTCGCAGTTGGATAAGGTCGATACTCCGTCTCGTGTGGTCACAACGGGTTGTGCGCCTTTGTGGAACTACTGGTCGGGGGTGCCGGATGAACGCCGGCAACGCTGGCATCGAGAAGGACAGAAGCCAATGGCGTCAATCGGCTTTGTCGACCAGAGCGTGCGGTTCATAGAGATTCTGCCGGAGAACACGAATGAGGAGTATACCTTCATCCCAGAGCGAAAGAATCGCAAGGTAGTGCAAGAGGTGCAGTGGTGAGACAGGATTCGACACAACAGATACCGTTAGTGATTTATTGAGAAGGAGAATAATGTGAAAACGTTTCGTGGTCTGTTTCCGCCGATGATTACTCCGTTCAAAGAGAACCTTGATGTCGATGAGCAACGCCTTCGTGAACACATCGATTTTCTGATCGACGGTGGCGTGGATGGCCTATGCGCCGGGAGCAGTACGGGGGAATTCTCGAATCTGAGCCGGGAAGAATGGGAGCAGGTCATCGAGATCAGCCTGGACCAGGTGGCCGGTCGGGTCCCGGTATTGGCTGGTACCGCCGCGATGAGCACGGCGGAGACGATCGAGCGGAGCCGGTATGCCGAGAAATTGGGGTTTGACGGGCTTCTGGTTATCTCTCCCTGGTATCAGGTGCATACGCAGCGAGAGATCTACGCGCACTTCAGGGCGCTGCGCGAAGCCGTGTCACTACCGATCATGATCTACAATAATCCGCCGGTTACCAGTCTCGAACTCGGAATAGATCTGTTGGAGCGACTTACCAACGACGGCATCATCCAGTACATCAAGGACGCCAATAGCGATCCGTATATGCTGTCTCGTCTGAAGATGCGGTTGGGAGACAAGCTACATCTGTTCTATGGTCATGACAACAACGCCATCGGCGCCTTTGCCTTCGGTGCGACCGGGTGGGTGTCGGGCTCATCGAATTTCGACCCGCGGCGGTGGTCCCAACTCGTTCATCTGTGCATTGACGACAACAATTATGTATCCGCCCGAGAGTTGTGGTACGAAATCCTGCCTTTTATCGAGGCGGTAACGGTCGGGGTCGACGGCGAGCGTCCGGACTGGATTGCAGTGATCAAACGGGGTTTGGCGTTGCGAGGGCGAGACGTGGGATCGGTTCGCCCGCCCATGCTTGCGGTCACACCGGAAATGGATGCAAAACTGACCGAGATTGTCGGCGCGATGTACTTTGACGAGTCGTCCGACAGGGCCACGCGCGAGTCAAAGACATCCGCAACGACCCGCCTGTAACAATGCCAGGAGCGGCCCATGATGCCCAGTCACACGGGATACATCCTACTTGTTCTTGCTTCGACATGTATGTCCATTGCGGTATTGCCTGCGGAGCCGTCCGTTCTGTGGACCCCGGACGCACCCGTTCCAAAGGCGAACGCATGTCCGTTGCTCGAAAGCGTCGAGTTCGCAGTCGTCAAAGCAAATGAGCCGGAACAGGACGGCTACCACTGGCTGCATGGAGCCGCGGTGTGCTGGCACAATGGGAAGTTGTATGCTTCCTTCGGGCATAACAAGGGCCGTGAGAATACGGCCAGCGAGCAGGCTCGTGGACGGGTGAGCACTGACGATGGCAGGACTTGGGGTCCCGTGTTTACCATCGACGCCGGTGAGGGCAACCTGGCCGTCAGTCATGGCGTGTTTCTTTCGTTTCAGGGTGCGTTGTGGGCGTTTCAAGGCGCGTTCTACGATAATTTTCAGCGGACGCATACCCGCGGCTACATTCTGGATGAGGCGACAGGCCGATGGCAGGCGAAAGGCGTGGTGGTGGGGGACGGCTTCTGGCCGATGCAGGAGCCGCTGAAGATGGACGATGGCAACTGGATCATGGCCGGGGCGCGAATCGGCAAGGGGTACGGGGACAAGGTGGCCAACCTGCCTGCGGTAGCGATCAGTCATGGCGATGATTTGACGGCGTGGGAGTTGGTCGTAATCCCCAATGATGAGAGTGTCCCGGAGGGGTCGATCTGGGGAGAGTCCACGATCATTGTAGATGGTCCTCGAATCGTCAACCTCTCCCGCTGGGGCGGTGCAAACCCAGCGGCTTTGGTGTCATCCAGTTTAGATTACGGCCGCACGTGGACACCCACGCGGCCGGGCAACCTGCCTATGGCGGCGTCCAAGCCCTATGCGGGGATGCTTTCCACGGGTCAGCGATACCTGGTCTGCACAACAACGGCGGATTCGGGCAATCGACGCAGTCCGTTGACCATCGCGGTCAGCCGACCGGGGGAGAACGTTTTTTTCGAGGTCTTCCGTATCCGGGATGCTGTCCACAGTGGCCCCGGCGAATCGGATTCCCGAGCACAGCTCTCGTACCCCTATGCCGTTGAACGTGAAGGAAGACTCTACGTGATCTACTCGAATTCCGGCAGCAGGGGCGGAAACCGCAACAGCGCGGAGTTGGCGATCATTCCCGTTGTATCCTTGAAGACCACAGCGCCCATCGATGGGCATAAAGGGTCCACGATCGATGATGAGGTACTTGTCGGATCATGGTCCTTTGAGAGTATTCAAGACGCTGTCGCTCGGGATACCAAGGGTCCCTTGAACGGCAGAATCCGGGGTAACCCCGCGTCGGCTTCTGGTGTCGTGGGGAATGCAATCCAGTTGAACGGTCGGACCGACCTCGTGACGATTCCCCACACCGCAGATCTGGACTTTTGCGAGGCGTCCTTCAGCATCTCCGCATGGGTCAACGTGTATACGCTTGACCGGGGCCAACAGATGATCATGGCCAAGAACGTCTATTCGGCGGGCCGGCGGGAGTGGGGATTGATGCTCGACGACGACAACCGTTTTCGGTTCTATCTGCAGCAGAATGGCTGGCAGACGGTTGGATCGAAGACCATACCGACCCCCGGCCTATGGTATCATCTGGCCGTCACGATGGATGCAGGCCGCGTCCGACTCTATGTGAATGGCCGGCTCGAAGGGGACGCGGTGCTGGGATCGAGCATTCCCCGAACGACGGCGCCCATGACCTTCGGGGGCATCAACGACGGCGGCCAACTCAGGCAGATGCTGTTTGGCGCAATCGACGAGATCTTGCTCTATCGTACCGTTCTAACAGCCGAGGTCGTCCGGACCCTGGCCGACAAAGCGACAAACCCACATCAGGTGCCCGAACCTCCGACTCCGTATGAGCTTTGGGTCGGCGGCCCCATGCCTTGGAGTGCTGAAATCCCGGTGCTCAAAGGTGTGGAGTTTCACGTCATCAAGCAATACGAACCCCAGGTGGATGGATACAGATTTCTGCATGGAGTAGGGCTTGCGTGGCACAAGGGCAGGTTATATGCGTCTTTCGGCCACAACAAGGGCCCCGAGAACACTGGGACCGAAGAAGCAAGGGGCCGGTTCAGCACCGACGGGGGAAAGACATGGAGTGGGGTCTTCACGATCGAATCGGGGAGGGACAATCGGGCGGTCAGCCACGGCGTCTTCCTGTCGCATGAAGGTACTCTCTGGGCTTTTCAGGGGGCCTTCTACAATACCATGGAACGGATTCACACGCGGGCCTACACTCTGGATGAGGCGACGGGTGATTGGCAGGCCAAGGGAGTCATGGTGGATGGCGGATTCTGGCCTATGCAGGAGCCGCTGCAAATGGACGACGGCAACTGGATTATGTCCGGCTTCGCCGGGGGGCTGCCGGGGGTCGCCATCAGCCATGGCGATGATCTGACCCAATGGGACCTGGTTGTTATTCCCAAAGATCCGTCGGTAGGGAGGATCTGGGGCGAATCTACGGTGATTGTCCAAGGCAATCGCATTATCAATGTGTCGCGTTACGGCGAACAGGCAGTCGCTCTAGTGGCGGTGAGTGAAGATTACGGACGTACCTGGACCCCTTCGAAGCCGAGCAATCTGCCGATGGCCACCTCCAAGCCCTATGCAGGAACACTCAGTACGGGTCAGCACTACTTAATCTGCACAACCACGGCGGATAGCGGTGGGCGCCGCTATCCCTTGACGATCGCTCTGACACGCCCGAGCGAGACAGAGTTCAGTCAGATCTTCCGTATCCGGGACGCCGAGCACGCGGGCCCCGGCGAATCGCACCCCAGGGCGGCACTGGCCTATCCCTATGCCGTCGAGCGCGAGGGGCATCTCTATGTGGGATACTCCAACAGCGGTGGGGGGGCTGGACGCGAGGGAAGCGGAAGAGAGTTGTGGAACAATAACAGTGCGGAACTGGCCGTCATACCTATCACGTCTTTGGCGGTCCCAGCCGGAACACCCGGAGGAGACGCCCGCGAGGTGCGGTTATGGGGAGGGCCGGAACCACTTCCACCTGCAGATCGTATTGCTCCTCTTACGGATGTGAGCTACCACATCGTTCATCCACTGACGGAAGGATGGGAGTTCCTGCACGGCGCCGCAATCACCGAGTTCAAAGGGACATTGTTCGTCAGTTTCGCTCACAACCCTGGCAAGGAGAACACAAGAACCGAGACACTGCGCTGCCGACGATCGGTCGATGGTGGCCGTACTTGGACAGAGCCAGAATTCATCGGACCGGGGTTTCCGGGCGAGGAGCGCCACAGTCATGGCGTATTTCTGAAACACCAGGGCCGGCTATGGGCCTTTGCCGCCCGCTTCGGCGAAGGAGAGCCGGGTCGTTTTCCTGGTCTCAGAACTGAAACATTTGTCCTGAATGAGACCACCGATCAATGGGAGTCACAGGGAATCGTGGCTCAAAACTGCTGGCCCATGGATCATCCGACCCCGATGGACAACGGCAGCTGGATCATGGGCGGTCTGGACCGCAATTGGCGGTCTGTAGTTGCTATCAGTCGGGGGCGGAACCTCACTCAGTGGGATACCATTGCGATTCCTTATCCCGAGGGCATGGGTTTTCTGGAGACCAGCGTCATCGTGGACGGCCCGAACGTGACAGCGTTCATTCGAAACTCTCCGACCGTGGCAGTGGCGACCAGCCGAGATTTTGGACGTAGCTGGTCTGCGGTCGGCCAAAGCAATTACCCGATGTCTGCCGCCCAGCCCTTTGCCTCGACTTTGAGCACCGGTCAGCGGTATCTGATCTCGAACATCGGTAATCGGGACACGCTGGTGATTGCTGTGAGTCGACCGGGGCAGAGCGAATTCGTTCGCGCGTGGAGCATTCGGAACGGTCGCAAGCCTGAGGTCGACTACCAGGGCCGAACCGCCGGCGGTGCTTGGGCCTACCCGTGTGCTTACGAGCATGATGACAAGTTGTATGTGGTCTATTCAGTACGGAAGCTCGAATGTGAACTGGCGATCATACCCATCGGGGCCTTGGCAGCTGATTGATGAAGATGATGCCCTTTCGACATAGATACAAGCGTCACCGACTCGGTACACTACTGCTTACCGTCAGCGGCAGTTGCCTGCTGGTTTCTCTGTTGCTCGGTGTCGCGAAAGTGCCCCACGGACTCGGTGTGGGCCTGATCGTGACTTTGGTGCTGCTGGCCTTGGCCGTATCGCGCAGCGACCGGTTCAGGAACCTGGCATTCACGGCGTGGGTTCTTGCCTTCGTGGCTTGTGCCTCGTTCTACCCGTCGGTCTTCATCGCATGGGGGTCCTTTGAGTTGAGCCGAGCCATCGGTCCCCTGGTTCAGATCATCATGTTCGGGATGGGGATGACCCTGACCTTTGGTGATTTCGGTCGGATCCTGCGCATGCCTAAGGCCGTGCTCATTGGCGTCGCCCTGCAATACGCCGTGATGCCTCTCGGCGCCTTCATGTTCGCCAGTCTTTTTGGATTGGGGTCTGAGGTGGCTGCGGGCCTGATCCTGATCGGCTCGTGTCCCGGCGGCACGGCCTCCAATGTCATTGCCTACATTGCCGGAGCCAATGTGGCTCTGTCGGTCACAATGACCGCCTGTTCCACGCTGATTTCTCCCGTAATGACTCCGTTGGGGATGCGATTGCTGGCCGGGCAATACGTGCCGATTGCTTTTCTGCCAATGATGATCTCCATCCTAAAGATCATCATCGTTCCCATTGTCTTGGGATTGCTCATCAACCGCTTTCTTCCCAAGGTGGCGGAGAAGCTGAAACCTTTCATGCCAGCGATGGCTATGTTCGCCATTTGCATGGTCATTGCAGTGACGGTCGCATTGGCCCGCGACCAGTTTATGCAGGTTGGGTTGGCGTTGTTCGGAGCCGCCGCCTGCCACAACGCGTTGGGGTACACTCTGGGATACTCCGGCGGACGCCTGTTCGGCCTCAACCGCAGAGACAGCCGGACTATCGCCCTCGAAGTGGGAATTCAAAACGGAGGAATGGCTACCAGCTTGGCCTTCAATGTCATGAAAAGTCCCGTTGTGGCTATGGGCTCGGCTGTGTTCGGACCGTGGAGCGCCGTGACCAGTTCTGTGCTGGCCTCCTGGTGGCGACGCACCGCCGATCGCCTTGAAAGGGTGACGTATCCTTGCCGCCATGAAGAAGCGACGACCGGCATATCTGTCTCTCCGGTCGAGCAGGGTGAATGATCAGGTGAAGACGCAGGCCGTAGGATCACGGGATCATTGAATCATGAACAGTAGAGAACGATGTCTGGCGGCGATTCGGGGACAAGAGGTGGATCGTGTGCCAGTGTTTCCTCTATTGATGGCGTTTGCGGCCGACCACGCGGGGCTGACTTACCGAGAGTTTGCGACGAACGGAAGTGCCCTGGCGGAAGCCCAGTTGTCTGTCTATGAACGCTTCCACCCGGATGCCCTTACCGTTGCCTCGGATACGGCACGACTCCCGGCTGACTTGGGCGGGGATATCGCCTATCCGGAAGACCACCCCCCGTTCGTGCGTTCTCCCATCCTCCGCAATCCAGTCGAACTCAAGCACCTCAGACGACCGGACCCCGCGCAAAGGGGAAGTCGCATAGCGGACCGTCTTCTGGCCCTCCAGATCCTTCGCAGAGCGGTGGGGGAGGAATGTTTGGTTCTCGGGTGGCTGAACATGCCCTTTGCCGAGGCGTGCTTGGCCTGTGGATTGGAGAACTTCCTGATCTTGCTCAGTGATGATCCCCATTGCGCTCATGAGATTATCAGCTTCATGCGGGATTGTGTTATCGATTATGGCTTGTCCCAGATCGATTTGGGGACGGAGATGCTGGGTCTGGGCGACTCAGCGGCATCGTTATTGTCTCCGTCACTTTACCGAGAGTTTGCCTTGCCCTATGAACGGCAGATTTGCGATGTTTTTCATGGTGCCGGTGCGTTGGTCAAACTTCATATCTGTGGCAACACGATGGCACTCCTGCCTGATATGATTGCCAGCGGAGCGGATCTCTTCAATGTGGATCATATGGTCGATTTTGACCATGCATGCAGGATCTACTCCCAAGCAGAGGTCTGTTTCAAGGGGAATCTCGATCCCGTGACGGATTTCATGGAGGTCACTCCGGACGAATGCCGCTGTCGCTCCTTACGGTTGCTGGAGAAGGCAGGGGGGCACAAGTACATGCTGAGCGCCGGCTGTGAAATACCTGCGGGTGCTGCTGACGAGGTGTTTGATGCATTTTGTCAAGCCCCTCGAGAGAGTGAATCTGATGCGTCCTATCAGACAACAGCATAAGCTCCGGCAAATGCTCGCTGTCGAGACAATGGGAAGTAGGCTACGTGATGAGTATGCTGAGGAAGACTGCCTCAGACGAGATGTTTCTGATCCTCGGTGTCTTGACATGTTTTCGATGTTGCCATCTTTGCCTCTCGGCCGGAGTCTCGCAGCTGTGCGAATTCGAGCGCCAAAATAGTCCGATTCAATCACTTAGACCTCGCCGCAGGTTGATTATGAAGCACAGAGGCCATAAGGACGATGAATGACTGGGGGGGGTAGGGAGGCACGTGTTTTGATTTTGTGAGGGTGGCCGCTCGATCGCGAGCCGTTCGAGCATGGCCACCGGAGACATAATAAGAACAAGCAAGCTTTATGTCTTGGAGGTGTCGCCATGAGATGGGTGCACATGAAAAAGAATCGAGAATCGCTGCTGGTGACTCACGTAAGCCTGATTGTATTCTTGATGGCCACCGCGGCGGCCGGGGCGTACGACGATGTGATTCTTTCGGACCAACCTTTTGCCTACTACCGCTTTGACGATGGCACGAGCAACGATGGGGATATGGCTGCGGATGAAACAGGGCAGTATCACGCAACCTATGTTGGCCGGCCAGGTTTGGTTGGTGATAGCCCTGGCATAATTGGAGGTACCTCGCTGGAGATCGTGCTTGGGACGCCAGAATCATACGTAACGGCACCGCTGGGCCCGCTGGGTAGCGTTTTGGGTGAGGGTGCGACCTTTGAATTCTGGAGCAAGACTACCGATGCCCGCGTCCAGAAGCGGATCTTCGGGGCATTCAATACGGGCAGCAACACATCTGTGACGATTGCCAGCAACAGTGGTCCGGCCTACGAGCCAGTGCTCGGCAGCACTCAGGTCTTCATGCGGAAGCAGGGTGGTGGCGACTATGCAGCAGCATTCGATCAGTCCGTGGTGGATGTCTATGATGGAAACTGGCACCATGTCGTATGGACGTTTGAGAATATGGCCAGTCCCGGCCCGGACCCATTCCGGGTCTATGTTGATGGTGTCCAGATACCGCTGACCTATGGTGCAACATGGACATCGGCCGGGTTCGCAGATTTCGAGAACCCTTTCTATATCGCCAATGCGGGACGGGCTGCGCCTTTCGGCGGCGCTACGATAGAAGGCCAGTTGGACGAATTTGCTGTCTATGACTATGTCCTAACAGAGAACCAAGTCCTTGCCCATTACGACGCCGCTTGGACTGAGCCCACATTGGCGTCGGGTCCTATTCCGGCTGTTGGCGAGACGGATGTGGTTTGCGATATTGTGCTGCGCTGGACGGCGGGGGAGTCGGCCGCGACCCACGATGTGTACCTTGGGACTGTTCCTTCGGATGTCAGTGAGGCCGGTCGAACGAATCCGTTGGGTGTGCTGGTCAGCGAGGGCCAGACGGCTGCCACTTATGATCCTGGTCTGCTGGAATTTGGCCAGACCTATTACTGGCGGGTCGATGAAGTCAGTGCCCCGCCCGATTCGACGGTTTACCAAGGCAACGTCTGGAGTTTCAGGGTCGAGCCGGAGGGTCTGCCGTTGGATGGCGGGTCTATTATGGCCACGGCCTCCAGCTCGATTAGTGCCGATGAGCAGCCGAAAGATACGGTCGACAGCTCTGGCCTGTCTGGGGACGGGCTACACTCCGTCGAGCCGACGGATATGTGGCTCAGCGGCGTTGTGGCTGCCGGAGAGTCGGCGTGGATTCAGTATGAGTTTGACAAGGTGTATGCCCTCCATCAGATGCAGGTGTGGAACCACAATACGGCGACCGAGTCTCTGATCGGTTTTGGGATCAAGGAGGCCGTGATTGAGTATTCAGTCGATGGTGTTGCCTGGGCCAGTCTGGGTGAGGTCCATGAGTTCACCCGTGCCCCCGGCAAGGCTGGCTATGCAGCGAATACGACGATCGACTTTGGAGGTGCCGCTACCCGCTATGTGCGGATTACTGCCATCAACAACTGGGGCGGAGTGCTTCAACAGTACGGTTTGAGTGAAGTCCTGTTCTCCTATATTCCGATGTGGGCCCGCCAGCCTGAGCCGGTTGCAGGGTCAACGAATGTAGATCCGCAAGTGACTTTGCGCTGGCGTTCGGGGCGAGAGGCAATTTCACATGAAGTCCACTTTGGCACGAGTGAGCAGGCAGTAGCTGACGGAACGGCCTTGATTGGTGTCGTGACCGAGCCCAGCTTCGATGTCGGCGCCCTGGATCTTGGGCAGAAGTACTATTGGAGGATCAACGAGGTTGGTGAAGCCGCCGCCATCGACGTCTGGGAAGGCGATGTCTGGGTCTTTTCTACAAAGGAGTATTTCACGGTAGACGACTTTGAGAGCTACACCGATGACATCGAGGCCGGTGAGGCGATTTTTCAGACGTGGGTCGATGGTTGGGATAATGAGACCGGTGCCGTCGTTGGCTACATGGAAGCCCCGTTTGCCGAAAGATCGATCGTCTATGACGGCCGTCAGTCTTTGCCGCTGGCGTACAACAATGCCGAGTCGCCTTGGTACTCAGAAACAGAAAGAACATTCGATCGGCCTCAGGATTGGACGATACATGGGGCTGACACCCTGGTGGTTCACTTCCAGGGTCGACCGGCGGGCTTTATCGAGCGTTCGTCGGGGGACATCGTGATGAGTGCGGCCGGCGCAGACATCTTCGGGACAGCGGACCACTTCCGCTTTGTCTACAAGCAGCTTACCGGCAATGCGACGATCACGGCCCGGGTGTGGAGCATGGACAACACACATGCGTGGGCGAAAGCCGGCGTCATGATTCGAGAGAGCCTGGACGCCAACGCGAAGCATGCCATGTTGGTTGTGACGCCTGGCAACGGGGTTTCGTTCCAGCGGCGCACACTGGCCGGCGACGCGAGTACATTCAATGCAGTGGCGGGTGTTCAGGCTCCGCAGTGGCTCAAGTTGGCCCGTACAGGTGATGTATTCACCGCCCAGTATTCAGCGGATGCGACTGTCTGGCAAGATGTCACTGCAATAGATGAAGCTGGCAATCGAATCGATGTGAGCATTCCGATGAGTGGCGCTGTGTATATCGGGCTGGCTTTGACGAGCCATAATGTCGACGCTTTGACCATCGGCCTGTTTACTGACGTTTCCACGACGGGGAACGTCAGCGGCAGTTGGGAGACAGCCGAGATTGGCACTGACCATCCGGACAACACCGCCGAAGCCGTCTATGTGGTTGTCCGGGATACCACAGGACAAGCCGGGACGGTGAAGCATCCTGATCCAGAGGCGACACGGCTCACCGGATGGCAGGAGTGGCGCATCCCGCTCGGCGAGTTCGACGACGCAGGTGTCCGGCTCAACAGCGTCGAAGCGATGGCTATCGGCATCGGTGACCGCGAGAGTCCCGCACCGGGCGGCTCCGGTTTGATCTATGTCGATGGCATCCAATTTGGGCACGGATATGTTGCACCGGTTCCCAGCGAACCGAACGCGGTTGACGTAGGACCTTATGGGAGTATAGTTCTCGAGGACAAGCCGTTTGCCTACTACCGTTTTGAAGATGGCAGCAGTAACGATGGCGACGTTGTTGCCGATGCAACGGGACGCTACGACGGTGTCTATGTCGGCGGTCCGGACTTGGTTGGTGATGCTCCGGGCATAATTGGAGGTGCCTCGCTGCACATCATGGCATTGGATCCGAAGCCCTATGTAACTGTACCGCTGGGCCCCCTGGGCAGTGCCTTGGGTGGGGGTGTAACGTTTGAGCTTTGGGTTAAGACCAATGATACTGTCAGAGGGCGCTTCTTTGGCGCGTTCAACACAGGCAATAACACGTCCGTAAGTATGTGCGGTAATGCAGATGCGGCGTATGCCCCAACAATCGGCAGTACGCAGATCTTCATGCGCCGGGAGGGCGCTGGGGACTATGCAGCGGCATTTGGTGATTCCGTGGTGAACATCTACGATGGAAACTGGCACCATGTAGTGTGGACGGCCGATAACATGGTCAATCCCGGCCCGGATCCATTTAAAGTGTATATCGATGGCGTCCAGGTACCGCTTACCTATGGTGCCACCTGGACGTCTGCCGGGTTCGCGGATTTCGAACATTCGTTCTATATCGCCAGTGCTGGCCGTGCAACACCTTTGCCCCCCGAACACAGCGGAGGAATTGAGGGTCTATATGATGAGTTTACTGTCTATGACCACGTCCTGGGCGAAGAAAGAATTCTCGCTCACTATGACGGTCAATAGCTAAGAGATACGCCTTCGTTAGTATAGAACTCATCCTAAAAGCCTTCGCGGACGGACAAGGATGCAACAGAGTTGAATCATGGCCAGAAAGTTGTCCGGATGATACTCATGCCGCACAACCAGCCGACGGAAGTTCTGAAATCAGGCGAACAGCGGTTCGATCTTCCAGCGACGTCGGTGCCGATGCAGCGGACGACCGTTGCCCCTTTCTTTCGCGGGGCCGAACGTCCCTTCGATGAAGCTTTCGCGTGGATCGATGCCACCTCGGTTTCGCAGGTCTTCGGCCAACGGGATCACACTCCTGGCAAACATCCCCGATCGACTCCACTTTTGGAAACACCGATGGCAGGCGCTTCGAGGAGGATACCGCTCGGGCAGATCAGGCCCTTGGAGGCCGAAAGATGGTGCCGATACTGCTGCACTGCGGAAAAAATCCGAAAAGTGATAGGTTGTCAAGGATCGGGTAGAACCAGCCACTCGGATTGGGTTCAAGACCAACCACCTTGAGGCGCTGACGGTTTGCCGTAAGGATTTCTCGAAGACAATCTGCGGCCTTCCAGAACTCCGCGTTCCGATGGCTGTTCTCACCGCCACAGTGCCGGCACTGCACGTGCCCATCCCGCAAATAGCACCTTCCCGCCAAAGGCAAGCCGGCTGGACCGAGGCGCAGGAAGGGACTTGCCGCGCCCTGGGGGAAAGCCCGGACGTAAACCCGTGTGAGAAAAATCTCCCAGCTTGTGATTTTGCCCTTGCCACTAAAGAGAAGCAGATAGTAGTATACACGCGATCGTTGGTTTTGGTCTACAGAAACAGGGAGGTTCGTCAGATGCTCAAAGCGGTTTGCACGCAGGCCGAGTTCGATGCCCTCAATGAAGCAGACAGGGTCCACTACCGGCAGGACGGCGACAGGTATTTCGCCGAGGTGGATCCGGTGACCATCGACGGGGCCGATGGGGAAAAGGCCACATTTGCCCTGGAGAATATCACCGGGCTGCGGTCTGCCCTGGGGGGATCGAGGAAGGAATGCCGCGAACTGAAGGACAAGGTGGCGGATTACGAGAGCCGGTTCAAGGGTCTGGACCCCGATGAGGCCCGAACGGCGATCGAGAAGGTCCGGCAGATCAGCGACGCCGGCTCCGACGAGGATCGCAAGAAGGAGATCGAGGCGGTCAAGGCTTCGTTTGAAGCGCAGTACAAAAAGCAGGTGGCGGCCCTGGAAGGGCAGTTGCAGGTGGCCACCGAGAAGGCCGACAAGTATGCCGCCCACATCAAGCAGAGCAAGATACGGGAGGCGGCCGTAGCGGCGATTCAGGCGGAACGGGGTTCCGTAGATCTGCTGTTGCCGCATATTGAGTCACAGTGCCGTGTGGTTGCGGATCGGGATGACCCGGACAACGCGGACCTGTTCGTCATAGAGGTAGTCGACTCGAAGGGACAACCTCGCTACAGCATGAAGCAAGCCTCTGCCGGGCAGCCGATGGCTCCGGCGGAGTACGTGTCGCAACTGAGAATGAGCGACACCTTTGCCCCTGCCTTCGAAGGAGCCCGAGCTGCTGGTAGCGGCGCGAGCGGTAGTTCCACTGTACGAACGACGGGACGTACCATTCGCAGATCGGACCAGGCAGCCATTGAGGCGAACATTGACCGCATTGCGAAAGGGGAAGTCACCGTCGTCGATGGGTAACCCTATTCTTGACGAGGTGACAAAATGTCGAACACCCTAACCCCCCTCATTCACACCATCCTGGCGCGTGGTCTGCGCGTGCTCCGCGAGTCGGCCCTGTTGCCCCAGGTGGTCAACCTGGAGTATTCGCTGAGCCCCAAGCAGAAGGGCCAGACCATTGACGTGCCGGTCAGCAAGCGTGCCAGCACCTACAACATCACGCCCAGCCACCAGGACAAGCAGGCGTCGGACACGGACATCGAGTATATCCCGGTGACCCTGGACCAGTGGAAAGGTGCGGATTTCTACCTGACGGACCAGGAGCGGACCCGCATCAACAAGGACGAGACGTTCCTGCCGCTGACGGTCCAGGAGAAGATCCGGGCGCTGGCCAACGATGTCAACGCCGATGTGCTGAGCAAGTACTACAAGGTGTACGGTTTCGTTGGGACGCCGGGCACCACGCCGTTCAGCAACGCCACCGATCGGACGGCCGCGAAGGACGGCTCTCAGCTTGCCGCCAAGCTGGATGCCCAGCTTGCGCCCAAGGTCGGCCGTGTGGCGCTGATCGACACGAACGCCGAGGCCGAGGCCCTGGCCCTGCCGTACTTTGTCCACGCCGAGAAGTCGGGTGACCGCAACGTCATCACGCTGGCGGCCATCGGTGAGAAGTACGGAATGAACTGGCTCGTGGAGAATGCGATCGCCAGCCACACCGCCGGTGTTCCGGGTGCCTCGGCCGCCGTCAATGGTGTTCACGCCGCTGCGGCGAACGATCTGAGTGACACGCTTTCCGTGACGGGCATGACCGCCACCACGGGTACGTACAAGCAGGGCGATATCATCACGATCGCCGGCCATACCCAGACCTATACCGTTCTGGCTGACGCCACGGCAGACGGCACGGGCAACGCGACGCTCAGCATCGCTCCGGGCCTGCGGGTGGCACTGAGCGGTTCCGAGGCCGTCACCCTGAAGGGCGACCACGTGGTGAACCTGGCCTTTACCCGCGAGGCGTTCGCCCTGGTGACGGCTCCGTTCGAGACCGATGACATGGGCAACCCGGACATCGCGTACCTGCGGGACCCGGTGACGGGGCTGGTGCTCCGCCTGGAGGTCACGCGGCAGTACAAGCAGACCAAGTGGGAGTTCGACATCCTGTGGGGCTCCGCTTGTGTCCGTCCCGAGTTCGCGGCACGGCTGGCCGGGTAATCTCGCCGGCTTCGCATCCAGTGCAATCATGGCCGTGGGCAGGTCTGGCGATCTGTCCACGGCCCATTCCCCAGCGAAAGGACCGATTCATGCAAGTACCTACCGTGAAAATCAAGAACCAGGCCGGCCACGCCCTGATCGTCAATGTCTGTGATTACCCCCAGTGGAAGGCCAGGGGATACGTTGAGCTTGCCCCTGTGCCGGAAGCGCCGAAAACCGATGGCGACGGCGAGAAGGTCCAGGCGAAGGGGACCGACTCCAGGAACGAACCTCAGCCCAAGGGACAAGCCAGGCAGAAGTGACGGCCCGTGGCCTGGGCAACCAAGAAAGGACACGTGACGCATGGCGACGCTTCAAGAAATCTACGCAGTATCGCAACCGCATGGCGAACTGGCCGGGCGGATCGAGGCGGCGTTCATCAAAGCGGCGTGGGCGATCCTATACGAGGACGGAGCCACAGAGAACCACGTCAATCGCCTGAACATGGCCAAAGGAGTGCTGATGAGTCCGCGTCCCTATGTGGAGCGGTACTACCGGGCGATCCTGAGCAACGCCGCGCTTCAGGCGGGCCTGGCCGACACCGCGACCATCTCCGACGAGGCAGTCGAGTCTGTTGTGGCCGGGTTCTGGAACATCTTCGCCAATCTGGAGGCAGCCTAATGGCCGTTGCGAACAACGAAGTCCAGGTCCAGTGGAGTTCGGCGAACAGCGTGTCCGTCAGCGCCGGCGGCAATCAAACGTCGGATGCCTTCTCGTTTTCCGCCACGGCGTTCGATGCGATGGTGACGCTCAAGGCGGACAATAGCGCGACACCGGCCGACGGGGACACGGTGGACTTCTACTACCTGCCGACGGCGGGTGACCCGGACGGAGCGTCCACGGACGAGTACCCGGCCGACGATACGAACGGCATCTTCCTGGCCCGACTGGACACGTATGCGGAAGACCCCTGCGTAGCGACCCTGACTATTCCGGTGGCCAAGGGCGGCAAGCTGTACGGCAAGAACAATGCCGCCAGCAACGCGATCACGGTTTCCGCCTGCATCAACGAAAAGACCGCGAGCTAAGCCATGCTGGTACTGCCTGACAGAGCAAGACCGATCCGGCTGATCGACAGGAGCAAGGGCATTGCTCGGGGCCTGGTCTGCGCGGGCCTGTTCAATCAGCCGGGCGGGGCGTATGACCTGATCAACGGCGGGCAGTTCAGCGGGACTGCGGGTGTCGGGGGCCTGGTCGCGCCGTCGATCTCGTCGGGCGCGTGGCACAACAAGACGCTGAGCGGCTATACGGTGTGCCTGTGGCACGGTGGCTTTACATTTGCTTCGTGGGGCGCGGTGGTGGCATCGAATGACGGCACGAACCGATGGGTCTGGCAGCGGTACAGCACCACGACCACGATGCGGATCTACCACGACGCGGGCTCACACAACTTCACCGACTTCACCACGAGCGACTGCGAAGTGGCTGGCATGTTGGCCATGCGGTGGGATGGCGTCAATGCCCATGCCTTCTACAACGGCGAGTATCTTGGATATTCAATACACGCCAACTCGATTGGGTCCAGCGTCACGGCGACGCTCAGTTTTGGCAACGCCACGGTGTATCAGGCGTTGGTGTACGGCCGGGCGCTGAGCGATGCGGAGATTCGCCGTCTGCATGGTGACCCGGCTGCGCCGCTGGAGAGGCCCAGGAGTCGCGTGGCAGTCCTGTTCGTGAGCGCCGGTGGCCCCCAGCCGCTATCCGGGGGGATTTCGGGGCAATCGGCTGTCTCGGCGGCGCTGGCGGCGTCTGGCGCTCTTACCGGGCAGGTGACATCGCAGGGCGCGGTGTCCGGCCAGGTGTCGGTGGCCAGGCCGTTGGCCGGTACGGCTCAGGCACAATCGGCGGTGGCGGGTGGTTTGTCTGTAGACAGGCCGTTGGCAGGGTCGGTTCAGGCTGGCTCGCAAATGTCCGGGGCGGTGGCAGTCAAGAGGGGCCTGTCCGGCGAGGTGACGGGGCAGTCGGGTGTGGTCGGCGGCTTGTCGGTGGTGCGACCATTGGCCGGGTCGGCGACGGCCGGATCGGGGGCTGTGGCCGATCTGTCGGTGGCGCTGGCATTGGTTGGGTCGGCAACTGCCGAAACGCAGGTTGCGGCTGGCCTGTCGGTGACGTGGGCGCTGGGCGGGTCGCTGGAAGCGGCCAGTGCAGCGGCGGGGACTCTGACCATCGAAGGCCAGGTGGCCTTGGCGGGTCAGTTGACCGCAGAGAGTTCCTGTGCCGCCGGCCTGTCGGTGGGTCGTCTGTTGGCCGGTCACGTGTCGGGACAGACGGCTGTGGCGGGCAGTCTCAGTCTGCTGGGCGAACAAGTCACGCTGTCGGGTTCCATTGCTGCCGAGGGCGGTGTTTCCGGTGCGTTGTGTGTCCAGAGAGGTCTTGCCGGTCAGCTTGCCTCGACTCCCAACGTGTCGGGGGCCATATCGGCGATGCGGTCCCTGTCGGCCCAGTTGAGCGGGACGGCTCAGGTGGTCGGTCAGGTCCGAGCGGATTGGGCACTGGCCGGTTCGATGGCAATGGAGGCAGATGTGTCGGGCCGGTTGATCATCTTGGGCGAGGTCAATCTGGCGGGCGTGTTCCTCTTCCTCAAGCGAAAAACGAGGTGACAGATGGGTAGTTTCTCAGACTATGCAGCGAACAAGGTCCTGGACCACTACACGGGCAAGGCGGCCTGGACGATGCCTACGGTGTACGTGGCGCTGTTTGTCGGCGACCCCGAAGGGGCGGGTACGGAGGTCAGTGGCGGCAGCTACGCCCGCAAGGCGACGGCGGCGGCCGACTGGAACAGTGCCAGCGGGAGAGCGACCAGTAACGCACAGGCTCTTACGTTTCCGCAGGCGACGGGATCGTGGGGCACGGTGGACTACTTCGCGCTGTACGACGCGGCCATGGGCGGCAACCGGACCGGCTCCGGGGCATTGGGCGAGCCCAAGACAATCGGCTCCGGTGACACGGCCAGCTTCGCGGCGGGCGAGCTTGACGTGAGCCTCACGTAAGAGGGCAGGGCGATGCAGCAGGCGATTCCAGGTCAAGCGAATACCGTGCGGTGCGACGTGGTCCACAAGACTACGGCCGAGCCGATCACTTCCGGGCAGGTCACTGCGTACCTGCGATGCTCCGAAGGGGCGCAGGCCGGGAAGTATTGGGATGCGGCCGGTGAGGTGTGGTCGGACAGCGAGGTCTCGGCAGGAGCGATGGCGTACCAGGGCGGCGCTTCCTGGGAGGTCCAGATCGCGGCCGGGGCGTGGTTGCCCGGCGCCAGCTATGACCTGTACGCCGTGGAGTCCGGCAACCTGAACCTGCTCTACACCGAGTACATCGTGACGTGGTCGGCCCCGACGACGGGCAAGGGTGGGCCTGGCTGGACGTACACCCTGACCGATTCGTCTACGGGCCTGCCGATTGCCGGGGCGGCGGTGTGGGCAACGACCGATGCGGCGGGCGTGAATATCGTGGCGTACGACACGACGAACGAGAGCGGACAAGTGACGTTCTACATTTCGAGCGGCACCTACTATATCTGGCGGCAAAAGGTCGGGTACACCTTCAATGATCCCGATGTGGAGGTCGCAAGCTGATGGGTGGTAGCGGAACAGGCACGCCGATTTCTGTGTCGGCGTCCTTCGTGGTGGAAGACGGCACGGGGCTGAGCAACGCCAACAGTTACCTGTCGGTGGCGGACGCCGACACGTATCACGCCAACGTCACCCGGTCCAGCGACTGGACGGCGGCCACGGCAGCGGCCAGGGAGAACGGCCTGATTGTAGCGACGCAATACCTCGATATCCGGTTTCAGGGACGGTGGCGTGGCTACAGGAATACTCGATCTCAGGCGTTGGCGTGGCCCAGGTATTCTGTGGAGGACGACGATGGATACGTGCTCGATGCCGCGTCGCTGCCCCAAAAACTCCAAGATGCTTGTGCGGAGATGGCCCTGCGCGTGGTGCTCGGAGACAACCTGCTTGGTACGGTCACGGAGACGGGCGAGATCGTGTCGGAGTCGGTATCGGTCGGGCCGATCTCGGAGAGCAAGACGTATGCAGGTGGCAAGCCCTATGGCTACGAGTACCCCAAGCTCGATGCGTTGGTTCGTGCGTTGATCGCGGCGGGTGACACGATCATTCGAGGTTGATATGGCGATCACGGCGGCCAAGACCCTGGCGTTGTTGACCAAGTACGGCGCGGATGCGGTGTTCAAGGAGTACGCATTGTCGAGCTACGACCCGACGACGGGCAGGCGGACGATGGGCACGGCGACCGAGCATACGGCCAAGGCGGTGGAAGAGTACCGCAAGGACCAAGTGCCGGGCTGGGCGGATGCCCTGTTGTATGTATCACCGTCTGGTTTGGAGTTCACGCCGGCCGTGCAGATGGAAGTGGTGTACGCCTCGAAGACGTGGACGGTGGTGTCGGTTGAGGCGGTGGCGTATGCAGGTGACGTGGTGCTTTACAAGCTGGCGGTGAAGGCGGTGGCGTAGTGGATGTGAATCACTTCAACCTGTCCTTGAGGACCTTCGCGGCCGTGGAGGTCCCGAAGAAGATCCGGCAGATCCACCAGAAGGTGGCGCTGGAGGCCCTGAAGAGTCTGGTGATGAAGACCCGCGTCAGGACCGGGCGGGCGCGGGGCAACTGGCAGGTGGAGAACAACCACCGCCCGGAAACCGCCACGATGGACACGGACCCGGACGGCTCGGGGACGATCCAGAAGGGCTCCGGTGTGATAGCCGAAGCCCAGCCGTTCAGTGTGACCTATATCACCAACAACGTCGTCTACATCGTGTTCCTGGAGGATGGACGAGGCACGTTTGCCGGCGACCACATGATGGCCCGCACCATCGAAGAAGCCAAGAGGATGTTCCGGTGACGTACACGGAGATTCACAACGCGATTCGCAGTCGGTTCAAGACCCTGATCGAAGACGGCCAGAGCTTGGCGACGGTGTACGACAACGATGGGCAGTCTCCGCCGACGGACAATTCGATGTGGTGCCGGTTCTACATTCGGGATTCGGCGGGGCAGCGATTAACGGTGGGGGTGAAGAACTATCGCCGTTCGGGATTGGCGGTGGCGCAGTTGTTTGGGCCGGCGGGTCAGGGGGATGGGGAGTTGATCGAGATGGTCGACGCGATCGTGGCGGCGTTTACGAGCGTGTCGATCGGCGGCGTGAGGTATTTGACGGCCTATCAGCAGCCAGTGGGGCTTGAGGAAGGGCGGCACCAAATCAATGTCCTCTGCCCGTTTGAGGCAGAGCACCAAGCGTAAAGGAGAATCGCATGAGTGACACTTCGAGGGTCCAACTGGCGTATGTGGCCGAGTCCAGTTTTGGCGTCCAGGAAACCGGCAGCAATCTGCAAATCCTGCGGATCACGGGCGAGAGCCTCAAGCAGGATGTGGCGTCGTCCCAGAGCAATGAGATTCGATCGGATCGGCAGATCGCGTCGATTCGCCGCTCCCGGATCACGGCGTCGGGCGGGGTCAACTTCGAGCTGAGCTACGGCACGTATGACGCGCTGCTGGCGGCGGCGCTGCTCGATTCGGCGTGGGGTTCTCCGGTGACCGTCTGTTCGTCGGCCACGGTGTCGGCGGCGGCGACCGGCAACAAATTCACCGGCACGTTCACCGCGCCGACCGCGGGCGAGTGGATCAAGGTCAGTGGATTCACCAACGCGGCCAACAACGGCTACTTCAAGGTGGTGGCGGCCAGCACCTCGGAAATCACCGTCTCCGGCGGCACGCTGGTCGACGAGGCCAGTGCCACGGGAATCTCCATTGTCCAGGGCGGCTCAATCGTCAATGGGACCAGCCTGAGCACCTTCAACCTGGAGCGCACCTACGCGGATTTGTCGAGCGAGTTGTCGCTGTTCCTGGGCATGGCGATCAATGGCCTGTCGCTCAATGTGCCGGTGGAAGGCGAGATCACGGGGGGCCTGGAGTTCCTGGGGTCCAGCGAAAGCTCCGAGACGGCGTCGGGCGGTACGGGCTACGACCCGGCGACGCAGACGGAGCACATGACCGCCCTGGATGTCCAGAACCTTCTGGAGAATCAGGCGGCGATGAGCATCCGGGCGTTCACCCTGAACCTGAACAACAACCTGCGCCAGCGGGCCATCGTGGGAAGCTCGGGCGTGCTGAGCATCGGAACGGGCCGCTGTATCGTCTCGGGGACGCTGGAAGCGTACTACGCCAGCAAGACGATCTACGACAAGTACCTCAACGGCACTGCGACGGCCCTGGCAGTGTCCCTGCAAGACCCGGCGGGCAACGGCTACGTCATCGACCTGCCGGCAGTCAAGTACACGGCGGGGCAGCGAGTAGCGGGTGGGCCGGACGACGACGTGATGGTGCCGCTGTCGTGGTCGGCGCACGCACACGCCGCTGAGGACGTGACGATCCGTATCGCACGATTCCCGGTGGCCTAATCGAAAGGAGCATCAAGCATGAAGCTGAGCGCCATACGCGCTGACTTGGACAAGGAGTTGCAAGGGGCCTGGGTGCCGTATGCGGGCGACATCGTCTTGAAGATCGCCCGCTGGAACAACGAGCGGTGCCAGGAGGTGTACCGCAGGCTGCTGGACGAGCGCAAGGTGCTGCTCGGTGCCAAGGAGTTGACGGACGAGCAGCGTATCGACGTCCAGAAAGAGGTGGTGTCCCAGACGATCCTGCTGGGCTGGAAAGGCGTCGAGGACGATGCGGGCCAGCCGATCCCGTATTCGAGCGACACGGCCCTGGAATGGTTCCGGGACAAGGAACTATGGCGGCTGTGGCAGTTCGTGTTTGTGCAGTCGCTCGAAGAAGAGAACTTCCGCAAGGAGCAGGTTCGGGAAGCGGAAAAAAACTCGGCGACGTCCTGAGGTGGCAGCTCCAGTGGGGGCCATACATCGGGACGCTGAGGCAACGAGCGGCCAGGGGCCTGCCGACGCCGGCGTGGGACGACAGGCCGCAACTGCGGCAAGAGTGGGCGTGGGTCTATGATGGATTTCTGGTGCTGTCCAAGCAGAGGCAGGCGGGTTTCGGGGCCAATCCGATCTCCGTGGCCGATGTGTGCGCGTACCTCGATCTTGCCGGTGTCCGGGAGACGGGGCAGCGCGTGGTGTTCCTTGAATTGGTCGTGGCTCTGGACGAGATAGCGAGGCAGTGGCATGTCGAATATACGGGAAGAGACGCTAAGCCTAAAGATTGATTCGACCGGCGCTGTGACCGGCGCGGCGGCGTTCACGGGGGCAACCACAGCGG